GAAATCATTATAGCTCATTTTTTTTTCTTCATGCAGATACCATAATAAATCTATCAAGATATTAAATTCATTTTCTGTTGCTTCTCCTATATATTTATAATCATAAATAAAATTTTCTGATGATGTTGTTGTCCATCTAACTTTTTGTGTTTGTTCATCAAAATAAACAGACCTAGATTTTTTCATTATTAAAATAATTGTCAATTGTTGTTATTACTTTATCTAAATCATTTGACCATGTTGCATGCCAACCAGCTTTCTCTAAGTCCTGTAACCATTTTTTTTGATTTTCACTTGGTTTATTATAACCAACTTTTAATTCAATAGCTAAACCATTATAAAATTTATTTGGATTAAAAATCATAATATCAGGTAAACCAGCTTTTGATCCTAATATTTTCATTTTATATCTTTCAAATGGAGATCTTCTCCCTTCATTTGATATATGAGTATAAATTGCATTCGAATATTTATTTCTAATATAATTCATTACTTTATTCTGCATTTTATCCTCTTTTCCTAAATATTTATCAAATGGATTAGCCATAATTTAAATAAAATTATAAAAAATTATTCCAAATCAGCCAATCTATATATTGTTTCAGTTAATTCCTCTACTTTTACTTTTAATTGATTATTCTCTATTATCATTAAATTATACTCAACTAATAACTCATTTAGTGATTTATCAATTTCTTTTTTATTATAAAAATCAAATTTGTTAAATAATTGATTGCATTTGATTCTAACAGATTGATCATGCTTCATTATAAATGGTAATTCTCTAATGCCATGCATTACAGTTGCATGAGATTTATTTACAGATCTTCCTATTTTTTCAAAACTAAAACCACCAATTTCTCTACATATTTTATAATAGCATGCTCTAGCAACAACATATTCATATTGCCTAGATTTTAAAGAAATATCTAAATCAAAATGTTTATTTACAATATTTTTATATTTTTTCATTTTTTAATTATATATGATCCATCTTCTCCAACAGTACTGAAAGATGTTTCAGGATTATATAAACTAATTTCTTTAGTAACTTGATAATGTTTCCAATCATTAAATGCACTTTGCCATTTTTTTCTACCTAATTTAATAAAATCATCATCTAAAGTATGCACTACTACAGTAAAAGGATGATTGACCTCACAAACTACAAATTTAAATTTTTCAATTCCTAACATATCCATATAGAATGCTGCTTGTAAATCATAATTATATTTATATACATCTCTCCTAAATGCTTGAGGTGAAGCATCTTGACAAGTTTTAACATCAGCAATAAATCCTGCAACATGATTGATTATATCTGGTCTAACCCTGACATCAACACCCTGATGCTTTAAATAATGCGATAATTCAATTTCACCTTTGCAATAATGCTGTGCTAATTTATTTTTTTTAAAATTTTTTAAGATTTCTTTGATCCTAATATGATCTTCATTACTTAATAATATTTTGCCATCAGCTTTTTTTTCTTCTTCTAATTTTAATTCCTTATTAGCTTTTTTTCTTAAATCACCAATGTCAGGCATTGCATAATAGATATCATAAAAAGTATCTGGCTCTAATAATGCAGTATGAACTGCTGTGCCAAAAGCCATAGCTGATGTTTCTTTAGGTATTTGATTTATAAAGTGATAAACGGAATGTTTACATATATATTTTAATCCACTTGCTGAAATACTATTATGAGAATGATATTGATCATTTGAATCTTTTTCAACTATCATATAATAAATTTTCTTTTAATTTATAAAAATATTTTAAATAATCAAAATAATGCAAAAAAAAAGGCAACACTATGGTTGCCCTCTTTCCCTTCTTGCTACTAAAAAGGTAGACCATCTTCACTTTCTTCGGATTTCACACTTTCCTGAGAGGGTTGATAATCGTTGACACTCATGCTAGCAGATCCATCTTCATTAATCCATAAGCTAAATTTAAATTGAGTTTCCCCATTATATTCAGATTTGCCCCCATCTGCTTGACCAGATTTTAAAAAACCAAATAATTCATTTGGAGTTATAACACCACTAAAACATGGTTGATTTTCTTTTTTTTGGAATATTCTTATCCCTTCATAATAAGTAGTTTTCTTAGAATTTGACATTTTGTAATTGGTTTAAATTATTATATTGATTTGTGTTAGTTTGTTTTTTCTTAACACTTTGATTATTTAATGCATTTACTAATTCCTCAGCACTTGCAATAGAAGTATCAATGCCTATACCTAAATAGCCCAATGCTCTTCCTAATGCTGATGTAAATCCATTTTCTAAAAATGAAGTTTTATTTATATAACTTGCATCCCTATATTCTTGAGCATGAGCAGAAGTTATGACATCATCATTTTGATTAACAATGCTAACCTTAAACACGCCTTCTTTTTCATTGAGTTCAATTAGATCCTCAACAATTCGCCACCCTTTAAATGTAGCTTGTTTTCTGAAATATATTAATCTTTCATTAACTGTAATATATTCCTTTCCTTTAATGTTTACAGATTTCATAAATAGTAATTTTTCTAAATTAAACGATCCATTGATTTAAATCCATGATCTTTCAATGTCTGGATTTCATCTAATGTAAATTTCCCTGGGTTCTCAATTCTACTAGATAATGTAGGCATAGTACAGCTTAACATTTCGCAAACTGTATACCTTTTAAAACCTAGTTCTTTAAGATCTTTTTCAAAATATAGTTTAAATATATTCATAATTAAATTTTAAACAAATATAAAAATAATTTTAAATATATAAAAAAATTTTAAGTAAAAAAAGGGCACCCTTATAATAAGAGTACCCTAGCAGCAAACAGGAAAAGAAAATTTTTAAAATTTTACACTAAAATCAGAAGAAATATCATCATCCTGATTAGGCACATGCATTACTACTGAATACAAATTTCTTTTAACATTATAATTAAGACCATCGATATAACATGAAACAGGTTCTTGTAATACTGTAGTGCCAAAATTAATCCATATTTTATTATGTAATCCAATAGGATCATTATTATTATTATATAAATCGCCCTCGTATCTTGAAACAAAATTTCTAAAATCATTCAGCACTTGCTGACTTGTAATTTTCTCTATGCTTTTAAGATAATTTGTTTTGTCTCTGGATCTAAAAAAATTACCGCTAATTTTACCATATTTATCATTTGTTATATAGATATCATTTAATTCTAAAACACCTGATAGATCTGTCGTTCTTTTTCTTCTAAACTGCAAATTATCAAACTTTGAGAAAAAATCTGTCCGAGTTCCATCACTATCAATGTTTTGAAATTCTAATTTTAAACTATCAAAATAAACCGCTGAGAATCCTGCAGTTGATGTGAGCTGGTAAGCATTATACAAACTAAGAGTTGTTAACCAGCTTCCTCCTGGGTAACTGTCTAATTTAAATTCTAATTTTTTCCAATTATTATTAACATCAACTATAGCTTCATTTTTTGTATCAGCATCAACCCAATTTCCAGATGTATGATTCCAATATTTTATTGCACTTGCACCTGGTCCCTGCTCAACTAATTTAATTTGCCACCTAAAACCTTTTGTATTACTACTTGTTGATTCCATAAAAACATTTAAGCTAAATCTATCTGCTTGTGTTGTTGTTCCACCTCCAATGTCAATAGCTGGTGAGTTTACTAAAATAACAGATGTAGCATTTGCAGTTGAGCTTACAGTTGTGCTTTTTAGTGATCTATCTCCTTTGAATGAAAAATCACTATCAATTGTAGAATTAGTCAATGTGAAACCAGTATCATCATGTTCAAAATGACCGTTTGAAAATCTATTTACATCAAAAAAATTATCACCAACATCAACATTAATTTTATATTCTTTTAATGGTCTCAAATATTCTTTAACTAAATTAGAATTTAGTGGCTGCATATCGCTGGGCACACTACTTAAAACATTAACTGAGCTATTAGATTGATAAACTCCACTTGAATTATAAATAAAATATTTAATTGTTTCTGTTCCATTACTTTGTAATGAAGACGTTTCTGCTGCTCTAATACCTGTAGGCACAGATCCACTATTTGCAGTTGTTGCTGATGAATCTTTTACTGATTGTTCACTATAGCTGGAATTATTTATTATATACCATCTACCATAGCTTTGAAAAATTTTAGCATTTGTGAATTTTAATATTTGCTCTAAAACATTTTTTGCTGTTCTTAAACTTTCACCATTTTCTAAAAAACTTGTAGGATCTACAACAGATTGATCATATATTGTATAATCAGATCCACTAGCACCATCTTTCAAAATATCATTGGAAATATATATATCAAAACCTAAATTGATATTGTTCAATATATTAGTTATATAATACATTAAATCTTTTGATGCTACGCTTGTTAAATCTATTGGTGCAGTAAAGCCACCTAAACTACCCAAACCATCATAAGCCCTTAATGTAATAGGAAAAGGTTTTGGTAAAATAGCTTCTCTAAATTGATCTACTAACAACCAACCCTCCCAATAAGTTTGATAATTGTTACTTGAATCCTTATAAGAAATTTTTACTTTATATTCCCTTTCATCAGCTGTATAAAAATCATCATAATTACTAGCATCAGTATCAAATAAATTTATTACACAGCTAGAGCCAACAATAGGATTATAAAAATTATCATCACTATCCCATGTTATAAATAAAGGATCACTTGTACCAACCAGATCTAAAACAGAACCTGAATAATTATCTTTTAGAATTTCAATTTTTTTTCCTTTTAAATTATCATCAGAAAATTCTAATCTAAATTTAACCCCGTATGCCATTATTTTATTCTGTTTCTATTACGATCAGCTCTTTGTAATGCAACGACCAGATCTTGACCTTTTAAAGTAAATTGACCACCTACTTGCACATTTGTACCAGAACTTTCTCCAATAAGGTTTTTTAATTTATCTAAAGGTGCAATAACTTCAGGATTTTGTTTAGCACCTGGGTACTCACCAACAGTTGCTAATGTAGGAGTTGAAACTATGCCACCTTTTGCCATTTCTATACCTGCAAAACTACCAAATAAACTTTTAAAATCTTTCAATCCTTCAAAAGCACCACCACCACTACCAGCAGCTGGAAATATAGATTTTACTAAAGCTGATAATACAAAAGCAGCTAATGCAGCAGCAACAAACTTTTTAATTAAATCTAATAACATTTGCCCTAATGCTTTGAAAATATTTTCTCCCTGCATCATAGCATCGAATGCACCTAAAAATGCACCTTTAATTCCCTCACCTACAGCATCAGCACTATCTTTCAACATATCAAGCATTATTTTTAATTTACTTACTTTTTCTGTTGTTTCTCCAACTTTATCATCATCATCATCACCACCTGTAATAGTTGTTACAACATTATCTTGAGTATCTTCTGGATCTCCTGCAGTAGATTGACCAAATCCACCCATAAAATTATTAAACACTCCTTTCAACTTTCCTTTTGCAAAATCAGCAACATTTGTTAAAGTTGTATTTAATTGTTCAACGCTTTTTTTCTCTAACTGTGATCCTAAAGCATCTTCCATACCATCTGAGAAAGCTTCACCAATTTCTTTTGCTCCATCAATTGCAATTTGTTTTCCATCCTCAAAACCTTGCTCTAAAATATCACCAAAAGCAGCATCAATTCCATCCTCACTAAATGCTTTGATTAATCTGTATACTGTTCTGAAAACATTAACAAACTCCATTACAATTACTTTTATACCTACAAAAACAGTTTTAAATACAGCACCTACACCAAAAATTGCCTTTCTTAATGTTACTGAGGAATTATATAAATCAACAAATTGATTATACAAGCCAACAATAATAGGTGCAACTTCGCCCCAGTTTTTATATATTATATATGCAATACCAGCTAAAACACCAGCTATTGCTACAGCAGGCGACATTAATGCACCAACTATACTAACTAAAGATCCAAATAATGAAATTAAAGTTGGTAAAGCTAAAGCTAATAAACCTAAACCTGAAATTAATCTTTGTGTTGCTGGATCTAAATTTGTAAATGCAGTTAAAGCATTTTTAATGATATTTAATAATCCAGTCAATGGTGGTAATAATTGAGTCAATAAAACAGTTCCGACTTCCTTAAAACTTTCTTTAGCATTATTCATTGCTTTATTAAGCTTGAAAGATGCAGATCTTGAAGTGACGTCAAATGCTTTTGCAGTTGCTCCCTGAGATCTTGATAATTCATCAAATATTTTTCTCGCATCTTCAGCCCCTGCACCAGTTAAATCTAAGACACCTTTTAATGCTCTAATGTTTGGAAATATAGCAGCAGCAGCATCTGCATTACTATCAATTCCTATTTTTAATTTTCCTAATACACTTATTAAACCTCCCTCAGTTCCTAACTCATCCCTAAGCTCTTGAGAGTTCAAACCCATTGCTCTGAAAGCATCTTGTGCAGCTGGAGTTGTTTTTGTCAATCCCATCAGTATAGCATTCAATTGTGTTGCTCCACTTGCAGCATCTGTACCTGTTCTAGACATTGCAGCCATTGCCGCACCAACTTCATCAAAACTAACACCTAGAGCAGAAGCTGTTGGTATAACTGATCCCATTGATCCAGCCAATGCACTTGCTTCAAGTTTACCCTCACGAACTGCAGCTGTCAAAATATCTGTTGCAGCAGTCGCATTTAAGTTTTCAGATCCATAAGCATTCATTGCAGATGTTGCTAAATCAGCAATAGTTGCTACATCACCTAAACCTGATGCTGATGCTTTCGCTGCTGCATCTAAAACATCAATTGCTTCAGCACCTTCTAAACCAGCAGAAGCAATAAAAAACATTGCTTCACTTGTTTTAGCACTTGATATACCAGTTTCCTTAGCTACTCTCTTTGCAGCGTCTGAAAAATCTTGTAAAGCTTCTCCTGCAGTTCCAACTAATGCATTAATTTGGGTTATGTTCTTATCAAAGTCCATAGCCATTTTAATAGCTGCACCACCTGCTACAGCACCAATTGCACTAAATTTCTGCAAAGAAGCACCAACTCCTTTTATTTTACTTCCAAAAGCTTGAACTTTACTGCTAGCAGAAGCTAATGCTTTATTTAATCCTGCAGCATTACCTGTTATAAAATACCTTAATTTATTATCTGCCATTTATATAAGTTTCTACAAAAATAATAAATATTAATCTAAAGCTTTAAAATTCATTTTCTCTGTTTTTTCTAAAAATGCTCTCATTTCTTCAGGTGTAGATTTGGGCTTTCCTCTTTCTAAATAAACATCTTGAGGTAAACTAAATAATTTATCTGGAGGTATCATTTGGGATTTTTTGCTACAATTTACATTGTAAATCATTGAAGATAAAAACCTAGTTCTTTCCCATTCTAAGTTTTGTTTTATTAAATATGATTCTCCTAATAAATGATTTTCTTTCCATGTATAAGTCCAGAATTTATCTGGATCTAAGCCAACTTGACCAATGTAAAAATCAAGTAAACCATCCCATGTCAGTTGGCTATTTACTTTCCCTTTTTTGTAGTTTTTTTAATATTTCTACTTAAACCAGCATTTAAATCCGTGCCTAATATTCTGCTTTCCATCATGGATGAAACGATATTATCTAATTCTTCAGCATTAAAATCTTCAAGCCACATGCCAACTGTAAATTGATTATAATCTATATCATTATTTTGTTCTTGATCATGTGCTAATAAAGCACTATAAATTAATGCTCTTATACTTGTTATGCTTACACCTTTGTCGAAAACCTCAGAAACTTTGTCTAAAGGTACATTCATTTGTTCAGTAAAGTTTGCCCAGAAATTCATGCTGAAATGCATGGTTCTATTTTTGCCACCTAATTTAATAGAGTAGTATCCTCTTTTTTTGTTTGCCATATATATAAATTTAAAGGCACTAAGATAAACAAAGTGCCTGAATATTTATAAAAACCTATTAATTAGTTGCAGTTGTGATAGCACCAGTCACTGTGATAGATCCGCTGAAAGTAACAGGACTTTCCATTTCTGCTGACATCTCAACACTTGAAAGAAATCCACTTCCTTTATAGATTTTATCACCACTAGCAGTCGTTCCAAAAGTCCAAAATAATTTTGTTCTTGCTATCAAATAATCTGCTGCCTCGATTGCATTATTTGCATCATCATAAGCAACTAATCCTTCAAAAGAAATTTCGCCTGTTCTAGTACCTGCAATCACTTCATTAAAACCACTAGAGTCCTTCGAAGTTGCATCAGGTAGATCAGCAGATAAACTTAGAGTTGCACTTGTTGAGTGTCCTAATGCTGCGACAGATCCTTCAACATTATGAAATTTCAATATTAAATTTGTTCCGTTAAATACACCAGTTGTAGCCATTTATTTTAATTTTAAATTTTTTGTAAATATACAAATAAAATTATTATGTGTTTTCCCAATTTGTTGCAATGTTTTCCCAAAACTGAAATAAGTTTTCCCATGTATTATCTGCACCTGTTGTAATTATATGAGTTAATTGTATTTCTAAATCAAAAGTTGTTATGTCCTCAAATTTTGCTGTTTCATCTACGCTTGTTATAAAACCTTCTCCTCTTACTACAAATTCAGGATTTAATACATTTTGTTTAAAATAAAAAACTTGTTTATTTCTTACAATTAAATCATCAGCAAATTGTTCGAAATTTAAAGAGTCATCATATGCTGTTAGACCAGAAACATTTATTTCACCACCTCTAGCACATGCAATAACTTCTTTGAACCCTAAACTATCCTTGCTAGTAGCATCTGGAAGATCTACTCTTAAATTAACATTTATACTTTTTGAATGCCCTATAGCTGTATTATCTCTAAATAAAAGAAAGCTAGTTGCATTTATTAAAGCCATTACTCCTCATTTAAAGGAGTTATTTCACCTGTTTCAATATTTAATGATCCTTTGCCATGTTTTTCTTCAATTTCTGATAGTTTTTCTTGTTGCTCTTGTTGAGCATCTTTCCATTGATTTACTAACTCATTTATTGAATTATAAGCAATTACTCTCATGCCGATTTCTGTTGCTATTTGACTTGGTTTTGCGATTAATTTTTTGAGTTCTAATAACTCATTTTCCTCTATTTTTGCCATATTATATATTTAGTATTAATTCCAATCTGGATGAAGATATTCATCAACAGGATTTTTTTGCAGTTCAATTTGACTGTCTAAATTTTCTTTCATTAAATCAACATCAATACCTGCTTCTAACCAACCCACAACATCTGATTTTTTTAAATCCGCATATTCAATAAAATCTTCACCCTCAACATATGTGACATTATGTGTACCAATAGAAGATGCATTGTATTTATCTGGTTCTGTTTCATCACTTGCTATATATCTCCAATGTATAGTATAAATAACATTATTTTTACCATCTTGCTCAATCTTAGCATCAAGTTGTGGTATATCCCAATTGTATGTATTAGCCATAATTTTTTTTTACAAATTTAATAAATTATTTAACAACTAGAAACACCAGCAACACTTCCGCTAAATCCACCACCACCGCCTAAAACTTCTGCGACTGTGCCTGTTGTTGTTAATGTAGAGGGGTTAAATAATTGATAAAATCCAGCTGGTGCTGTTGTACTGCCAGTTTCACTTGTAAATATCTTATCACCATCAGTAGGCAAAGTGCCACTACCATCATGCCAATATATCGTTGATTGTACTGTAAATGAACAAGCTGTTGTTGAACTAGATGCATGATATGCAAACCTCACTTGCCTTCTTTGTAAATCTTGGTCATATCCAAAAAACTCTCCCATCTTTAATGGATTGTTACCATCTGGTCTCCTATTTCTAAAAAAATTTCCTGATTGTGTATTTAATAAATTTACAGCTGGGTAATTTACACCTGAGCCGCTTGTATTACCGCCAGTCAATCTAGATAAGTCAGATAAATAAATTGGTGATGTTATACTTGATGATGAATTAAAATCATTGTAAAATCTTTCTCTAGCTATTTTCAGCATAGTCAGTGGTATGTTATCATCAAAAAGTGGACAAGCCATTATTTAATTTGTTTTTTTAATTCTTCTACTTCTTGTTTTAATTCTTTAATAGCTTCAAGTAGTACTGGTACGATACCCTGATGTCTTAATGAAAGCATCCCATCATCTTTCTTTTTTACAAGTTGTGGTAAAACTTTTTGAACATCTTGTGCAATAAATCCAATATCTTCTTTAATGTCCAATATGCTTTCATTTTTTTTCCAATCAAATGTTACACCATCTAATTGACAAACCTTATCTAAAGCAGATTCAATGGGTTTGACATTTTCTTTTAATCTTTTATCTGATGGTGAACCAAAAGCAATAACATCATCCGCTAATGTTAAAGTACCTGTTGCGCTTAAAGACATTTTCGTACCTAGTGTTGATTCTGAGAATGCGGTTAATGTGCCTGATGTACTTGCTATACTCCATTTATCTGAACCATTTTCTGTTAATAAAACGCCTGTATTAGAACCAGAACTTTCTATTTTTACTCTTGTTATTGAACCACCTTTAACATGAAGTTTATTTGAAGGCGAAGTTGTTCCAATGCCTATTCTCCCGTTAGAATTTATAAACAAATCAGTTTGAGCATTTGTATAGTTACTACCAAAACCAAATCTAATATTTGCATTTCCAATGACACCAAACCCAGCTGCACCTCTACCATTGAAAATTACAGTTTCATATAAATTTATTGTCTTTATACCATTAGTAGCTGTAACTCCATCTGTGTCAAAAAATAATGAATTACCTA